CGAGCGGCTGCGCGACCGGTACGACGCCAGCAAGAACTACCCGATGTACGACGGCGTGGTGAGCGTGCCGGCTGATCAGGCGTATGCGATGGCCAACTACCTAATGAACGCCACGCCGAACGATCGGGGCAACATCCCGATGCGGATCAGCGGATGGCGCAAGGAGCCGGCCAGCGGCGGTGACGCGTATGTGTCGATGGCGATTGAGCCTGACTACAAGACGCAGAAAGCGATCGAGGAGGCGGGCGCCACTGCCGAGGCCGCGGCCACAAGCCTGGCCAAGGCGACCGGCGGCACGGTGATTCAGGACGACGTGTTCTGATTCATGATCATCAGTTCCAGGCGCGCGATCTCATGGACCGCCGCCTGGAGCATTTCCTGCTGCCGGAAGGTTTGCCGCAGCAGCTGCGCCGCGAGTTGGCCGACGTTGCCCTGTTCGGCCAAGCCGCGGCAGTTGGCCTCGAGTTTGAACAGCTTCTCTGGTGGGATGTCTACCGCCATCCATTTGCCGAAATCCATCTAGCCGGGGCGTAGTTGCCCCATCGTGCCAATGAATTGTCCGAAGTGCTGTAGCAGTGATCTCCGCGTGAAGCACACGAACAACAAACTGCCGAGCCAGGTGGTGCGCTATCGGTTGTGCAAAGCGTGCGGGTTCAAGTGGTTCACGGTCGAGACGCGTGTGCCGGACTACACGGTGGGATGGGCTGCGTCGATGCAGTCAAAGCCGGTGCTGCGTGTGCCGGTGACGGTGACGCTGCAGCACGTCGAGGAGGCGGACATGCGGCAGATCCTGCGAGTCACCGGCGGCATGAACAAATGTGACAAGGCCGCTTGATTCGCTGCTACCGGTGGCGTATTGTGGCGAAGTCCACCCGACACCGACCCATGCTCACCGCCACTGCCCTGGTGATCTGGAAGCTGTTCCTGCCGCTGCTGGTGCTGGTCGCTTTGATCGACTGGCTGACCGCTTCCACCGATCGCCGTGTTCGCGTGCTGGCCCATGCCGGCCGCAGCCAGCGCCAGATCGCTGACTCGCTTCACATCACCCGCTACCGCGTCCGCAAGGCGCTCGCATCATGATCAACCGCATCGCCGCCGCTGTTCTGCTGCTGATGGTCTATGTGGCCGGTCTCGACACCGGCCGCACCGACGCCGTGAAAGCGCACCACAACCATCCCGCCTGCCATCAGAACCTGAAGCCATGACCACCATGCGCCGCTTCTACTTCCAGATCCGCAGCGCCAACGTGATCGAGGCCATCACGGCGCACAGCCTGACCGAAGCGCAGCAGATCGCTGCCGAAACAGGCTGGCTGCCGTGGTGGTCTGAACTGGAATGGCTCAACCCTGAAACCGTGACCGACCCAGCGCTGCACCAATGAATACCTACCGCGTGATCCTTGAGACCGATCAGGTCGAGCTGTTGGCGCCGAACGCTGCCACCGCTGTTCTCAGCGCGATGGAGCTGTACCCAGACCAGCAGCTGCTGAACGTCGAGCTGGAGCCCGAATGGGCTGACGATGACCACCCATCACTGACCGCCGCTGAGCGGAACCCGAGCCTGCGATGACCGATCACATCCGCGCCAAGCTTGAGGCCTTGATCAGCGACTCGGGCATGTTCAATGCCGGCCAGCTTGAGGAGCGCCGCCGGTTGCAGTTGTTGATTACCGCAAGGATCGACGAGCTGCGCGGCGCCGGTAGCGTGCCGCATGTCAGCGCCGTGTGCGCTGAACTGCTCAGAATCCGCCAAGCATTGGAACCATGCTGAACCGCGTCCGACTCGACCAGCAACGCGCCGAAATGCTCGATTCGTTGTATCAGGCCAGTGGCCGCACCTGCGGCACCTACACCGGCCTGTGGCAGGAGTTCTGCCAAGACATCGCCACCAACTTCAGGGACACCGACTACGCCGACCTTCACGCTGCGTGCGTGATCGCGATCGACCACACCGAGAGCCATCTGGCTGAAAAGCACGCGCAGCAGTGCATCGCCGTCTGCCGACGGTTCTTGCTCAGGGAGAAGTGGTTGTGACCGACCGCAAACCCAACGGCAAGGGCCGCAACTTCACGGTCAACATCAGGATGAGCCGCGAGGAGATCGAGGCCGCGCGGAAGCTGGGCGATGGCAACATCAGCATGGGCTTCAGGCAGGCGATCCGGTACGCGTGCTGGAAGGAGATGCGGCCCATCAAGCTGAGCACCATGCTGCGCTCAGCGTCGGTGATGGCGGCCGCGCTTGAGGATGGCAACCATGAGTGACCACTACCGCCACGGCGAGATCGAGTGCATCGACGCCATCCAGGCCGCGCTGACACCGGAGGAGTTCCGGGGGTTCTGCAAGGGCAACGTGATGAAGTACGTCTGGCGCGAGCAGCACAAAGACCCGGAATCGTTAAGAAAGGCCGCCTGGTATGTCGCCAGACTCCTTGGCACCATGGAGTCATGAAGCAGACACACCTGAACTGGCTCGAGCGGTGGGCGCTGCGGTTGCTGCATCACAGCCCGCGCGTCAGCCTGCTAATTCTGAAACCAGTTGACACGACGCTGATCAGTTGGTCGGCGCGGCCTGATGACGAGATCGCCACCGCCATCATTGATGACCTGCTGTGCCTGCCTGAGACCAGCGACGACGAGCCGGCGAGCATGTTGCTCGAGCGGTTGTATCACGCGCCAAGTTACGGCGAACGCGAATGATCAGCCTGCACGCCGGCCGCCTGCTGCTGGTGTGCAGCTGCTCCTCTCGCAACTGGTGGGCCCATGTTGTACTGGGTCCGCGGCCTGAGTTGCAGATCAAAGCCGATACCGGCACGGTTCACCTGCCTGATGCGTTGATCCGCGCGCAATCGGTCTACAAGATGGCAGTGGCATCTATGCGGCCCGTTGATGCGCCGCGGATGTGCTGGGATTGTCTTCAGTGGGATATGCGCCGGCAGCGTTGCGATCTGGGGCTGCCAGAATCGAAGCGAAGCGGCGGCCGCTATGCGCCCCGGTGCGAGATGTTCCAGCCATGTCGCGCGAATGGGTAACGGCCACGCGTGAACCGTGGTGCCCGCTGATTAAGCAGTGCCTCGACGGCATTGACCGTCACAACAGTCTGTGGTTCACGACAGGTGACGCGTGGCACCTGCATCGAGCTGAGTACCTACGGCAGTATGTGGTCGAGCTGAAGGACTGGATCCATCGCCATGAGCGCGCCGGAAGTGCTGAGCCGTACTGATCGCGACGGCGGTTGGATCGAGACGCTGCAACCTGAAGGTGGCGGCGAGCTGTACTACCGCAGCTGCGCGCACGGCATGTGCCGCTACTCGAGCGACCTGTGGCAGGCTGAGATGTATCTCGACCACCTGCTAGCCCGATGACGCTGCCCGAGATTGCTTACCTGGCCGTGATGTATTGGCTGATTTGCGCGCTGGTCATTCTGCTGTTGAGTCGGATGCTTCCGTGATCCACCGGGCCACGGCCCACTCGCCTAGCTCGGTGTAGAAGTCTTGCTGACGGTACCAGTCGAGCCATGGCTTGTGGCCCTTGCGGCTGTTGCAGCTCAGGCAGCAGGCGACCAGGTTGGCACGCACCGTCAGGCCGCCGTGCACCTTGGGCACTACATGGTCGAGCGTTGGCGATCGGCCCAGGTCATCGCCGCAGTAAGCACAGCGATAGGACCATGCGAGCAGCACCTGATCGCGCGCCGAGCGACGGGTGACCAGGCGGGTTCCGTCAATGTGCGCCTTGTCCACTGAGGTTCGGCGGCAGGGGCATTGCCTGAACCTCGAGGGTCAGGATGTCGTCGTCGTCGTGGATGTGCTCAGCGATCCGGCTGTAGACATCAGCCGGCAGGTCCTCCGGGTCAGCGTCGGAGCGGATCACGACGGTGGCGGAGACTTCGACGATGAAGGCCCGCATTGGATCGCCGCCGCTTGCCCTAACGGTAGCGGGCGCGACTGGATCGCCTGGTGTGTGACGGATTGTGAACGGGCCGCCCTGATCGCACACTATGCGCTGCCTGTGGTGTATTGTTAGTTCATCAACGCACCGGACCGATGCTCGCCACCTTCACCGCCAAGCTCGCCACCCTCTCCACCGCTGACCTGCTTGAGCTGATCCGCCAGCTGATCGCTGATGAAGTGTTCAACGCCTGCTTTGACGCCGCCCTCGACGAAGCCTGCAACCGCGACGCCGACCTGGCATTCACGATCGAGGCCATGATGGCCTGATCCGCCGGCCACGCCTCCCACCCATGACCTACATCATCCACACCGGCCCGTGGCACATCGGGCCATTCCCGACCCACATCGCGGCGCAGCACTTTGCCGAGAGCCACGGCATCGACGACTACCGCATGATCCCGCTTGACGATCCAGCCGAAGCGCCGGGCCGGATCGCGCGGTTCAATACTCCCAGCGCGCCTTAGGTTTGCCCTTGCGGATGCCGAGGTGAACAAATCCCTTCGGCGCGCCGTAGCCGACGCTATAGGGCCAGTTCTTATCGCACCAGTCCTGGACCGCGTAGATGTCCGCGCCATGCACGAAGAAGTCCACAGCACCCACGCCGGGCGCGTCGTACAGGTGCTCGCTACCTGACGCCCCGCCCACCTGCCGGTTGATGGCCGGCGGCCTGAATCCCGATGTGATTACGATCGGCTTACCACCGAACGCGCCACGCACCCGCTCAAGGAACGCGGCCAGCTCGGCGGCTGTGTCGATCTGGTGCTGGTGGTCAAACCTGCGGGCCTCTTGGTCAAGGGCAAACTCGCCTAGCCGTATGTGGGGCGTGATGTGCGCTGAGAACGGGCTGCTAGGGCTCAGCTTGGCGGTCTGTGACTCAATGCCCCATAGCCTGCCTTCCGCTTGCCTGCGGCGCAGCAGGCCAGCTTCTACGGCCGTTCCAGGGTTGCGGTAGAGCAGCAGCGCCTCAGGCACCTTGGCCCACTCCTTCGCCTTCAGCCGCTTGCTGATGGTCTCGAACCCGGCGGTGCCGTAGAAGCCCGAGCCCAGGTTGTAGGCGAACGAGATCAGCGCGCACTTCTGCTGGTCGCTCATCGCTACCCAGAACGGCACGGTCGCGCGCAGCTTCTCGGCGATGCGATCGACCTCGCTGCGCAGCAGCATGTCGGCCTCGACCCGGTTGATCTTGTCGCCTTTCTGCACCTTGCGGCCGTCGCTGTAGCGCGTGGTGCCCCAGCCGATGGTCCACGGGTCGCCGCCGCTTAGCGGGTCGGGGTAAGCCTCAAGGTGACAGCCCTCAAACTGCTGGATCAACTGCAGCGCTGCGCCCAGGTCAGCCTGCTTGCCGTCTTGGCTCCATGTCTGGAACCACGATTGGTCTCTATTGAACAAATCCGGTGCAACCTTTAACAGCTCCGCTTCCAATTCAACGATCGCCGCCATTTGATGCGGCAGCCCTTTCCAGTAGCGGAACAGGTCGCTTGGTTTGATCGGTGCTTTAGCCACGCTTGGGAAACATCAGGCGTAGTGCCTGCAGCAGCAGTTGGATCCAGCTGTTCGACTTGAGCGGGGTCAGCGCGATGATCTCGCTACCAGCGGCGAGGATGATGGCGATGACGGCGACGGTTTGCGCGTCCATGGTCAGCGGTGGGGGCGTGCTTCAAGGGTAGCCACGCGCTGCTCGACGCCATTCAGCCGCTTGAAGGTTTCCTGTCGATCCGCGCGGATGTCACCGTGGAGCACCTCGAGCTGGGTGGCAATGTGCTCGACAGCCGCAGTCAAACGGATCACGGCATCACGTGCTTCATCATTGCGACGGCTGAAACCCATCGCACCCATTGCAGCCACGCTGATGGATGCCCCAGCAACAGCAGCGATCAGCTCGATCATGCACCTAGGTTAGCGCCCCTGCCCGCGGCGGGGCTTCTTGCCGCGTCGCCGTGGCCGGCTGTTCTGGCCGTGGCCGATGCTGGTGGT